TCTCGCATGAACAAGGCGAGTGGGTCTTTCTTGTCTGCGCGTACAGTTCGAACATAAAAACGAGAATAGCGAGGATGAATCCCGCTGCTGCTATCGACAAGCTGGCTAACCGTGCCAGAGGGTTTAACAGTAGTAATGGCAGCAGAACGAGCAATCCCAAGCTTGTCAGCCCAAGTAGCATTGGTGTTAATAGCATGTTGTTTTAGCTGTTGTAGATCAACATCGAGGGAGTTCTCGAAACCAAGAACACCGTATTGAAGATCACTAAGGACAGGATGATCCATAATGCCGGTAAGACTGACACCTAGAAGCCTTTCCTCTTCGGCATTTCGTTTCCACGCTGCACGAACATATCGGAAGTCTGTGAGGGTGGATTGAAAAGTACCGACGATAGTAGCGAGTTCAACTTTACGTCTAAGGTCGTCGTAAGTATCAGTAGGTCGTACAATAACTTCCGAGAGATTACAAAGTCCATGCGGTCGTAGAATGATTTCCCCGCAAGGATTGGTTCCAAACTCGAAGTCTGCTTCTCGACGGCCTGTAGATTCAGCTTTACGTTTTGCAGCGACTCGATTAAAAATGCCACGTTCTCCGGACTTACTTGCATAGAGGCTCTCCCACTCCCGCATGAAGATGCCCATATCCGGCTTCTCCGTGTAGGCGACCGAGTTGTTAGCTAACGCACGCTGCTGATTCAGTTCCCACCACTGGCCCATCTTTGCATTCCTCATCCTCTCATCAGTTAGATTTGAGAGAGATAGTAAGGCGCTACGGCGGACTCCACCGACCACCACGATATCTGCGATTTTGCATACAAGGTCGTGAACTTCGATAGACGAGAGTTTGCGGCCTTTCGCCTTATGGACGAGTTGGACCGTGAATCTGAATAGGTCTTCAAGAGGCTCCGGGCCGCTTGCTCTACCCCCGAACGTCTTAAGCCGTGTACCCGCAGGACGCACTTTAGATACATCCCATTTTGGGCTCTTACCTGAGAAGAGAAGAGCAAGGAGTTCACGAAATGCACTTGCCCACCCGATCTTGCTGTCTGCCACTTGGATAACCGTTTCCGAGGGATACAACTCATCAGGAACCTCCGGTAGTTTGCTAATGAACTGACGCTCGACACTGAACCCCACTCCCGTGCCGCACATCAGGATATACATGATTTCGTCTAAATCCCGTAGTGACTCAACAGAAACATAGCTACAGTTATAGCCAGCCATGTTATCACGCTCAAGTGCAGGACCAGCAGACATAAGCGCACGCATAGACGGCATAACGTCCATGTTGAGAATGCCAGTATGGACGGCGTTATAGGGGAAGTCTGCGCCGAACTTATTCTCCCAAAAATCACAATACCTTGTAACTGTTTCGGCCCATGTTTCCCTCCGTCCGAGTTCGTCTATGTACCGCGCGTAGCGGCTAAGATGCACATATTGTTGTAGTTGATCCATCAAATTCCTTTCCAATTATTCTTTAAGCCTCGTATCCATCCAGTGATATATACAATCGTCAGAGGTAGGATCAGCCATTGTTGATTGTAGATCAGCGTATACAACCAAAACGGCTCACTAGCGACCCCACAGACATAACCCCAACGACGATAGGAGTGAGACTTGCATCCCAATAGGAACACAGTCCCACATCCCAACACCGAGACGAATACTTGACTGATGATATCAAGTAAGTTCATCATGATCGTCAAAAGGTTCCTCAATCTGGAAGCCGTCCCACTCGTCCAATTCCTCTTCCTCATCTTCAACCATCAGTTCTACTTCACCGAACAGATGATTGCGACGAAGATTAACTTTGTCCTTGAATCGCTCTAAAAGTTCCTCAGTAGTGATATCCAACAACTCAAGGATGGTAACTTCATCAAACGCCTTTAGCCGCTCGAAGAGAATGTCAAGATTCTTGGGCACGGACCTTCTCCACATTGGCTACATATCCCTTCCAGAACTCTTGCCACTTCTCAACCACGGCGATGCACTTCAAGTGGTTGGAGTCGTTTTCGGCAATGACGGTGAAGAGTTCGGTTCCGGTAACTTCTTGAGTGGCGGTTGCTTGGCCATCATGTCCGGAGACGGTTGCGGCAGACTCTTGGTTGTATTCGCCGGGAGGCTGTTTGGAAGCGTTGAACAGCCGAATAAGATCAAGAGACAGCTTAAGCTTACGAAGTTCCTCATTAGCTTGTATCCTTCCTTTCAGTTCCTTGTTGCGTTCATCGAACCAACGCTGTGCTTCATGTTGTTCATTGATAACACGCTCAGTCAGTGCGGCATTATCTGCGGCAAGCTGAACTTCACGAGCCTCTGCCTCATCCACGACCTTCTGGAATTGCAGAGTGACCCTCTTTGTCTCAGCCTTGGCGGTGACTACAGCCTTCTTGTAATGCTCTACCTCAACCCTTAACACTTTGATGTAGGTCAAAGTGCCCCCAATGATGAGGGCACCTACAAGAAAGGGCCAGTACCGCTTAAGACCCGCTATCAGTAGTGGAGCGATTACCATACTTTTCTCCCAAACGTTTCGCGCCGTAGCCAGCCCCACCAGCACCGGCAATCATCGCTATTGCTGTCCCGATTTTCTCAACGTCGATTTCGTTCCCCCGGATGAAGAATGACCATCCCGAGACAAATAGCACAAAAGCGATAGACCCAAGAAGGGCAGCAAGTAGACCGTCAAAACTGTCAGATTCATCTGTGAGTCCGTCCTTAATCTTTATCGGCATAGTAATTCCTACCCTTCACAACTCGCTTAATGGTTTGCACAGAACAGGCAAACTTCTGAGCCAACTCCGAATACGACAATTGATCGGGATTGTCCCGGATGTAAGTCACTTGCTCTTGACTAAATAACGGCTGTCGTCCGCGAGGCATTCGCATTCTCCTTCACAAGATAGTTGAACCAATCCATGAACAATTCCTTAACATAGGTCGGTGGGTAAGCATCAATATAACAATCCGTTTCCCAAATGGTCGGGAAGTCATTGACCCACGACGCACCCTTCGAAGGCAGCAGCACATTAGCCTCACGCTTAAGCATCACATGGTCGGCTTCCTTGACCATCATGCTCATTGGGTATTTAACGCCATACTTGGTGAAGATGGCCTTCATCAGCCCGTCTTCCATTTCCTTGTAACCACCCAAGAACTGCTTGACAGGCGAAGGAACGTCCAACAAGTAAGCCTCGGAAGCATCATGTAACAACCCTTGTAACTGGACTTCCGGGCCTTCATCCTGCAACTCACGGGCGACATTGATGCTGTGTTCCGCCACAGAGTAGAACTGACTAGTGTGACCACTGAACCGGCATTGCAACGACAAGCTGTGAGCAATGTCGTCAATGTCGATCATTTCCGGAGTAGGCGCAAGGAAGTACATGCGCTTACCGGAGTGTGTCTCAATCCATGGCTCAAGCATTCTTAGGCTCCTTGTATCGATCATCAAGATCGGGGCGGTGCTTCATCATGTTCGAAAGGAACATAACACAACAACCAAGATGGTCCACATGAGGGAGGCCAGATTCGGGGTCAATATCCTCCCCCGAGTTGATAGCGCCCAAATGACGATAGGCTGCCCCGATAAGACGACTATACTGAATACCACCACGCCAATTATGAGCCGCATACTTCTTGGCACCAAATCCCAAAACCTTTGATACTCCAACGAGAGCATCGTGATCCAATAGGTCCATTCGGGGTTTCTCGGTGTCGTACTTAAGTCCTCGTGCGGCCACTGTCTCCATCTGTTCAGGCCCACCTACCTTCCCATCCACATGCTCCCTCATCGCAAGTAATCCGTCCACAAGTTGTCGGTTAGTATAGAAGGTGGTGTTCATGAGTACTTCTCCATAAGGTGCCGAAGAGAAACCGGCTTCTCATCGAACTCGCCATCCTTCACGTTGTTAAGAATCCACAGGCCACGCCAGCATTTGTTGCCTTGCGGATTCAGATAAGCCTCATCGTGCTGATAGAAGATACCAGTGAAGATCGCAGTGATCTGGCGACCATCAGCGGTATACTCATATGCAATGTCCCGCTTCTGCACATGGCCCATAACAGCCGACATATGCTTCTTGCGAGCCAGAGCCGCAGCACTCGTAACCGGACGGCCCATCGTACCGCTGGTGAAGAAGTGGCTGTACGCTACACCATCCAGTACGTTGACTTCAAGGTAGGGGTGAAAGTTCCAGCCCCACATTGCCAAGTTGGTTTTATCCATGCCGACCATGCCGTCCAGTTTCCGATCAGCCTCCACCGCCCTCCTCTGTCGTTCCTCATGGTTGCCCTCATGAAAGTCAAACGTTGGGTTCCAACGACGACGATGATTGTGATTCAGCCGTCCAATCTCCCGACGAATCGGAGTCATGAACAGATTCATCGCCTCGTTCCCGGCCTCTACGTCAGCAAGGTACGTCCTACCCTCAAACGACTTCTTCCCTTCATCATAAGACGACAGGCTTGGGAAGTCCCACCAATCCCCGATCATGATGATTCGATCAGGCTTCTTCTCAATCGCATAGTTCGCTGCTGCCTCGATATGAGAAGTAGGAACTCCCGGCTTTACCTGTGTATCAGGAAGTACAAAGTGATTCCTATATTCTCCCGACATATTAATTCAACGTTGTGGAATTCTTCATTTCCACCCCTGCATATGATTCATCAGGCTTAAGCGCATGGAAAGCCGCTGCATCCCTCATGATTTTTTGCGTCGTCTCCGCACCGAACGCTTCACACAGGTGTTCGGCTGCGATTTGGACGATGGCATTCGTTTCTTCTTCGGTTGCGTCGTAAAGCTTCCACGTCCCTTTATCTGCGTTGTAAGCAATTGGCATAGCTGTCTTCCTTCCTCAAGTTCAGAAATATCCAACCATTCGATACCGTGTTTGTTGCACCAATCTGCGTAAGTCGTCTTGCTTTTCTTGACGATAGGGTTGGCTGACCTACCGAAGACCATGATGATGCGCCAATCAGGGTGTTGTTCCTTGACCAACAGCATCTTCTTACGATCCTCGGACGTTAGCCTTCCCTTCGTCTCAAAGATTACTTTGTGGTCACGATTGACCCAATCAGGCTTGTATTTCCTTTTGGTTTCCGGGACGATGTAGTGGAGGTAGAAAGGCTCGTATTCGACAGAGATATTGTCTCGTTCGGTGATCCTCTCAAAAGCAGATTCGAGTCCGCTTCTCCTACCATCTTGATTACGACGCCCTCTTCTGGCTCCCATAGTGGTTCACCCTCCACTTGCCTGATCTTAAGCAGTCGGCCTTGAAGCTTCATGTAATCATCATCAAGCTTGGCTTCGGCATAGGCCGCTTTACAGGCGTCAAGTAGTTCTCGTTCGGTTGTCTTCCCCTCAAGTAGTTTAGCCGCAGTCTTAGGCCCCACACCGGGAATACCCTTGATGTTGTCAACCCCATCACCCATCAACAGTTGATAGAAAAAGAACCGGAGAGCACGTCGAACGTCAACGTTGTAGCTGACCTTCTTGACGAAATCGTAGTG